AGGACTAGTAGTACCTATACCTACATTGCCTGATGAGTCAATAACCGTACGATAAACACCTGCGGAATCATCATAGATACTAAACTTACCGTCAGTGTTAATAATAGAATAGTCTGAGTTGTTATTAGTATCTGTAAGGTACAAGCGAGGTAAAGTAGATTCAATACGCAAATCACCAGTAAATGTAGCACCTGATAAGTCTGCATATCGCCCATCGAGGTCTGTAGTAACTGTACCGCTGTTAGCTTTGGTAAGTGTCAACGTACCATCAGCAGTGTCAAACGATGCAGAGGTAATTTCTAAGTTTTGTGCTGATGTTGCAGATGCCGCGGCTTCGCTTGCTTTGGTTGTGGCTATACCTGCTTGTGTTGTGGCTATAATTGCTTGAGCCAATGCTGTAGAAACAGAACTCTGTGCTATAAGTTTTGCCGTCTCTGCATCATCCGCAGAATTACTAGCGTTACTGGCTGATGTACTAGCGGCAATGGCTGATGCACTGGAGGCACTAGCAGAAGCACTGGAGGCACTGGCTGATGCACTAGCGGCATTCGCCTGTCCAGTTACTTCCTGTAAAAAGGAATTGTCCGATGAATCTCCTGAGCCACCTACACCTCTGAATATAGCCATGAAACATTCCTATAGTTAAAAAAAAAAAAGAATTGTATAAAAAAAGAAAAGGGAAAGGGGCTTCCGAAGAAACCCCTTAAGTACTACTATTAGCTTACAGTTAGTACGAAACCTGCTTCAGGACGTACTACTTGTGTACCGTACAAAGTATCAGCAGTATATAGAGTAGCAAGGAAGTCTTGCTTATACTGAGTCTGTGAACGAACACCTTGTTGCTCGGCAAGAACCATAGCATCTTTGTGGAACAAGAAAGCACCTTTACCGCCTACAGTAGTCGGGCAGTTGTTAGAAACAAATACGTCAACACCGTACAAGTTACCAATCTGACCATTCACTACTGTCTGACCGTTTACGAAATCGCTAGATGAGAAACGCTCTTCAGCCATGATTGCGTTACGAGCAGAAGGTGGAATAACCATGCAACGACCGTCCATAGGTACGTCAGCTTCATCCATTTTCTGAATGATAGAACGGAATGCCGCGTCAGTGAAAGCACCAATAGTGTTACCAGAAGCCGCTAGTGCAGTAGTACCATTAGAAGCAAAAGAGTTGCTGTGAAGCCAATCAGTTAGCACACCACCAGTGGCTTCTGTACCAAACTTCTTACCTAAGTCAAACAAGTCAGTATCAACTTGGTTAGCTAGAGCGTAACCTGCGTCACCAGTGTAGAACTGACGAAGAGATGCAAGTGCTTGTGCTTCAGTAATGTCTTCGATTAGACGTGAGTACTCAAAGTGCTTGTTGATTGTTACTTGTACTTCTGACTCTTGGTCTGCCTGAATAGTTACTGCTGTACCTGCGGCTTTAGCGTTAGCTGAACCACGAGTAGGCTTAGGAATGTGAAGGGTATCACCTTTCTTGCCAGTCATAGAAAGTTTCTTAACTAGGTTAGCTAGTACAAGATTCTTCTGATAAGCGGCAACAACTTCGTCACTCCAGATTTCTGGGATAAAAGTTGCCGCGTTAGTGTTACCTACGACTGTGCTGTTTGAACTACCATCGGCAGTTGCGGGATATGTTGATGTAGCCATTTTAATTCACCTTATAAATAATATTAGTTTCGTACCCTCCCTTCTGCATACGCTTGCATAATCTCATTTGATAGTGCTTGGTATCTGTCGGGGTCAGTACGCATTAGTTTAATAATGTCTGCGCGTCTGTAGACCTTCTTGGCTCTCTGTTCACCACTACCACGGGCATTGCCTGTAGATGCGGATTTAACAGATTGCTTTCGTTGTTGTTTCTCATTGGCGGCAGTTTGAGTGACAACCTGTTGACGTTCCTTCCATAGGGAAAATAGTTCGTCAGCGGCATCTACATCATACTGTTGGTCTGCCTGTGCAAAGAGCCGTGTCCTAATCTTCGAAGCCTTAATCCAATCAGCGAACTTAGCGTCCTGCAAGATTCCCTTCATCTCAGGGTGTTTGGTTTGCAGTGTAGCCATAGCCGTTGACTGTCGGTATTGGTTGCTGATGTTTTCAGCTTCCTTAATCTTCGGATGATTATTAATTGCTCTTTCGACTGCCTTGTCGGGGTCAGAGAAAAAATCTACTTCTTCGTCATCATTTGTTACTTGTGTTTCAGTTTCGTTGAGTTGTGTCTGAATGTAGTCATCAACAACTTTGCGTAGGTCACCCACTTCAGAACTTTGTTTACCTAAAAGTTTCTCAGCCTCTTGGTGCATCCTTACTATCTCGGCTGTACTCTTTCCTTGATACTTCTCAGGTATGTCTGACTCAGGTTCTTCAAGAGTTTCCTCTAACTGAGGGTCTTGTTCTAGCGTTGTGTCAATGTCGTTCTCTTCTACGTCTTCTGGACGCTCATCTGTTAGTCGTGCCATTATTAAACTCCGTGATTAATATCATTATGGAGGTGTATTAAATGTAAGGGTTCTATGGTCAAGAGTTGCCCTTACGTTATAGTGTTACGCCATGCTTCCTTTCATGCTTGATTTGTTTCTCCCGCTGTTTAGCCCATCTTTCTTTGCCCGCGGAAGAGTTCATATCTCGCTGTATTTTTACGGGTGTAACAATCTTTCTAGCCTTCAACTCACAATTAGGACAATCAACTTCTTCTACGTCTGAGCCTCTAAGAAACTCGTTGACGTGTCCGTTGTCACATTGAAAATCGTATAAACGTCTCATTCTTCCGAGTCGTCTTCTTCTTGTTGTTGTTTAGCTGTTTCTATCTGTGACTCTAGGTTCAGCATATTAGCCATGACTACAAGTTGTCCCTTACGAAAGTAAAGGTCTTTGTCGTCTTTACAGGCTTCTACGGAGTTGACCTGTTCTGCACTTCCTTTTAAGTCTTGCACTAAGTTCTTCCAACCATCTGTACGGAACATCTCTTCAAAGGAACGATAGTACTTCTCTAGTTCTACATCAGTCATCTACTGTTTCTCCCTATAGGACAGCTTTAATTAATAATTTAAATAACATACTTAATGTATATTATAGTAATATTATACCATAGTTTACTAAGAAAGTCAAGCTATTTCTTAGGCTTTTTCTTAACTGCTGTCTTTTTTTTCTTTGGTGGTCTTCCTACTTTACTACCGTATGTGCCTTTACCGTATGGCATAGTATTCTCCTGATTACCATTTAACTTTATCAGCCCAATAAGCCGCAGACATCTTACCCTTAGCAATGTTCTTACCGTGTCTGGACTTGAAGGACTTACGTTTAGCTTTCATCTTAGCGGACTCACCTGACTTAGGTTTGCCCGCTGTGCTTGCGCCCTGTTCACCAAAGCGTATGGTCTTAATCTTGTCACCTTCTTTAGCAACTACCACATGAGACTTCTTGGCATGGCTAGGTGTACGCTTTGGTTTGTTAAAGCCAGAGACTCCTGCTCTAGCTAGTCTTGGGTCTTTTTTTACTGGCATTAGATTTCTCCTTGCGGGATTCCTTGAGGTCTTGGACTTCCGCTTCCAATGCCGCTAGTTTCTGGTCGTGCTGTTGGAATGCCTTGTTCACCTGCTCCAATACCTCGTTGAATTGACGCTGTGTTATCATTTGCTTTTCCTTGTTGGGTTTCTTTAACAGCTACTTCACGTTCTTTTAGTAACTGCTCTGATATTTTAAGACGCTTCTGGAACTCTTTGTCGTCCGCATCGCCTGACTTAAGGTTAGCCGTAACAGCCTTGATACGGTCAATCTCAAGCTCCTGTGGTACAACACTAGCCTCTGCCGCAAGTTTCTGCGCTCTAGCCTGTGACTCAAACGCTTGACCCTGTAGTGCCGCAGTCTGTGACTTCTGGAAATCCATCTGTGCTTGCTGTGCGGCTTGTTGTGCTTGCTGTGCTTCTGGGTTAGGTTGATTAGCCTGTTGCAACGAAGAGATAAGTTCTTCACGATTAGACAAGTTCATGTTATCAATGATTGACATAATCAACTGTGAGTACATTGGGTTGTCTTGTTGCATAGTCTGTAGTAACTGTACAAGCTGTGTAACCTCATACTCACGAGCAATGATACCTAGACTGCTAGAAGTATGGAACTTGTAGTCCGCTACAGGATAACGCTCAGGGTTAAACTGCATATAACGATGTGCGGCTTTAGTTACGAATGGAATAAGGAATGATTCTTGGAAGTTAATCAACGTACGCTTGTGACGCTTGATGATAGCACCGAGGCTCATAGAGATGCCCGAAGCTGTAGACTGACCGTTGATAGAACCAGAGATACCCGCAGAGTCAATAGCACCTGTGGCTGTCTGTACCATCTTTTGTAGTTCAGCGGCTTGTCCGAAGGTAACTTGACTAACATTACCGAAGTTTAATGGCTGTAGGACTTCAGCAGGGTTACCATTAGTTAGGATAGTCTTACCCGCACGTACCTCTGCTTTAGCACCTCTAGGCATACGTGTAGCATCAATAGCCATCATCGGGTGGATAGTAAGTGCAAGAGCATCGATTCTAGCTCGTAGTTCTGCGTCTAACGCCTTTTGAGAGTTATACCCTTTCTCACATACTCCTCGACCCCAGAAACGGCTAGGAACGACATCCCATGGGAATGCAACGACTGGTCTGTCGCCCATCATGTATGGATTCTCTTCAGCCTTAAGTAAAGTACCATCATTAGCAATAACAACAATAGCTTCTACGTAGTATGAATCACTCTCTTCATTAGCGACTAGTTCTTCTACTTCTGCGTCTTCGTCTTCTTCTTGAGCCGTTTTTAATAAATGACGAGGCACTAAACCATAGTACTTAGTGAGACGTACTTTATCGTCCTCAAATACCGCTAAGTCTTTATCTGGTTCAATGTCGAAGTCCGAAGGTGCATCGCCTAAGTATACGTCACGATAGACTCCTGATTCCTGTAGTTGCTCTACAGAGTGCATAGGGACAAACTCATCTACTGCACAGCCTAATGCTTCCTCAATGGAAGTAGCTAGTGGGTCGATAAGGAAGTTCTGTGGCATTACTGGTCGTAGCTTTACGCAAGTCTTATCTACGATGTTGACACCAACTGCTTGTAACTCTCCACCCATAACAGGTTGTGTTGCGGGTTGAAACTCTTTCTCTTCTTCTAATACTACTTCAGCGATACCCGTACCGAATACAGCCGCGTTAATAAGGCACTCAGCTACGCTCTTACGGACTTTATTCTTTTTAAAGTCTTTGTATAGGACTTCACGTAACATCGCTATATCACGCTTCTCGTTGTCCGTAACGTCATCCTCAATGTCAAACCACTTACCACGACCAAAGGTAGCTTCCTCTAGTTCCGCAACGGATGACTCAACTGCTTGTTGTAGCGCAGGGGAAATAATACGTGAGCGTTCTGAATCTCTGGTCTTGTCCTCTGCCGCCCACTGACCACGCCATAGGCGATAGTACTCATCAAACTTCTGTGAGTAGTTGGATTCGTAGTGATTACGCCAACCTTGACATTTGTCAATGACCCAATCCTCTAGGCTTTGCTCCAGTGTAAACTCTTTCTTATCTTCTAGTAACATATTAGTACCCTGCGTAAGTATCTAAAAATTCAAATTCTTCTTCCACATAGTCCGAGGTGTAGGCTATGTTAGCCAACTGGTCTATGTAAGCGAGTGAGTCAATCAAGTCATCGTGTACGTGGTGGTTAGGGAATTGGAATAGTTCATCTAGGAACTCTGTATTCCAAGCACCTTTGTTAAGTGTAATCTTACCGTGTTCAAACCTACCTTGTAAAGCCCACACGATTCTATCGGTCTTCTTTTTGTTACCGTGAGTCAGTTCCTCGATACGGAAGAACCTATCATTAGCCTTCATTAAGTCTGAGATGTATGGAAGTACAGCGTTCTTTAACGCTCCTTTCTCAATCCCGACAGATACTGGACGATAGTCTCGTACAGCTTCAAAGATTTTACGTGCAGTTTCTTGCACACCCCAACGACCATGAATGATGTCAGCAACGTACCAACCTTCTTCATTTGCTTTAACAACCGAGATAGCCGTTTGGTCAAGTCGTTTAGTTTTAGTTGTAGCTTTTGCCACATCAGCAAACCCTGCCAAATCGACAGCAATATAATACTGACCACTAGTGGGTTCTTCTTCAGAAAACTTAATGTAATCTTCTTTAAATAATTCACTGCCCTGTGCCTCGAATGATGCCATGAACTCCTGACGGAAACTAAAGGCTGACATAGACTTCTTAGCCGCTTCAATCTCTTCAGGGTCTAGTAGTGGATTATCGTAGCTTGTGAAGTGATAACCTACAAAGGTCTCATCCTCTGCTACACAAGCATAGTTATATAAGTCATAGAAGTGATTACGTCCCATTGGCGTACCAATGAACAGTGCGTCTCCCTTCTGGTCAGCTAGTGCAGGTCTAAGGATTTGCTCCCAGACCTCTGGCTTCATATCCGCATACTCATCCATAACAAG